CACCAGCGTCTGGATCAAAGGTGATATTCTTACTCGCCATCTGATAGTCCTATGATCTGCATTGTTTCTTGTTGTTTATAATATAATTTACAAAAAGACTTAGCAATGTTTTTCAAAGTGTCTCTATCATCACAACTATCTATCTCAGATGCTACTTGCGTATATGCAAACATCTTTGCAAGATTTTTTAATTCAATAGTGTCAGGATCCATTGATTAACTCCTTTAGTAACGACTTGATTTCATTCAACTCACCTTTCATATTAGCAAGATCATCCTCAATTGTCTGCACTTTTTGAGTCTCTTTAGACTTTGATTTCCTCCTAGAGAGATATTGATTATATTCAAATTCATTCACATTTACGATGGAATTAGATTCGGGATCTCTGGCAAGATCCCCATGCCCTTCAATTGTATAGTTGATATCCATAATTAAGCAAGTGCAATAACTCTCAGGTTTCTTACTCTAGGTACATGAACCTGACTTGTAGATGTTAGAATAAGTTTAATTCTATAAGTTCTAAACTCAGGTAAATCATCAACTGTGAATGTGTATTCTTTAAAGTCTAGGTTTTGTGACTCAAAAGCATACCTATTTGATTTGGTCATGAATACATCAGACTCGCCATTATTGTTCTTGGCATCAATTACTTGACCTCTTTCATTCAAGTTTGAGTATCCAGGGAAAGGAACAAAGATTGGTTCTTTTCCTGGATTTGCATTGACCGCGTAGAACGCTCTAACATCTGCATTGGCAGTAGCATGTGCTTCAACGAGAATCTTGATTGAAGAAGCTGATTGTTCAAGAATAATTTCTTTAGAAATATACTGGCATGATGTAGGATCATTCTCAATCACATTGACTCTAGCATCAGTAGCATAATTTGTAATAATGCTATTTGCTCTGTTAGAAGTAAGAACTACACTTACTCTTTGACCATCAATTACTGGAGATACTCTTGTATCCGTAGTATTCATAAGAAGTCTCATATTCATTGACTTCTGTCCAGTTGTAGTTAAAAGTTTAGCATCTTCGTTAACTTTAGATGCAATCATTCTTGGTGAATCTAAGTAGTTTGCCTGATTAAGAGCAATTGATTCAAATCCAGTATCAAGGTATGGAAGTTCATTTCCACTCAAACTCTTGGAAGTTGTGGTTCTGAGTTCTGCGGTGAGAGAAGTTCCTTCGACAGTTACATTTTGTATAGATGGTGTAATAATCTCAAAAGGAATATTTTGTGTTGCCTTAACATTATATCCACCAGTGCTCTTTGTACTATTGAGGTATAGAGTTGGATGTCCAATGTCAGTGCTTCTACCCGTTCCAGTTACACTGCCAGTATCAATCTTAATATTGTAAGAGTCAAAACTAATTGGATTTGAAACGGTTGTGTCATTGAGATTGTGTGTTCTGTTAATTCTTTGAAGATTAACTCCACTCATTTCATACTTATAAACTGGAGTTCCAACTGGATATGTAATAGGATTAGATCCCCTTACAATGTTTCCACCAATGTTATTTCCACTAACATTATCATATTCAATAACTTCACCACCAATTAATAAGTATCCTTTATTAGTTGTTCCAACGCCAACATTTTCAAATGTAGAGAATACGGATGCACTATCAACAGAAATTGCTGTTGTCGCATCAGCACCATACGCAACACTCAACTTAGTTGGTCTTACATTAGGGAGGGCACCAGAAATTGATACTCTGTTGTCATCAAAATACATACCATGGTTTTTATGGTTGACCTTGATATGTAGACCATCATTCACAACACTAATAGCAGAGACTTGTACATCTCCTCCTAATGAGTAGTTAAGATCTGTGGTAATTCCAGAAGAATTAACAAACTGAATTGTCTTAGCAGCTCCAACAACAAAATCGCCCTGAACATTATTAAGAATGAGTTCTTGAGTAACTCCAATTCCAGGAAGAGACAATCTCATATTTTGTCCAACGGAACTCAATCCAATCGTGCTGACCGTGAATACGTCACCAACTTGATATCCAGATCCACCAGTTCCAACAGTTGCAGCAATTGCTACACCATTCTGAATGTAAACATCGGCTTTAGCACCTCTACCATTACCTGTAACTGTAACCAGATTAACACCATTAAATTGGAAGTTTCCACTTGCTGGGGTGTATCCCAAACCTGCGTTGATGATATTGAGTGTTCCTGTAGCAATACCAGCAGTGCCTGTAAGATCACCAGTGGCGTTGGTTCCAAGTTGAGAGAATGTGTTACCAACAACATAGGTGCTGTCACCGATAGTTGTCCCAAGTCCTACTCTAACTTCCCTAGATTTTACTTCCAAAGAGTTTGGTTGGAGAGTGGCAACTTGATTATTGCCAGGAGCCAATTCTGGACTATAGAATTCAACAGAACCACTATCAATAAAATCTGCTCTATACAGATTGAACTTAAGATCCTCCCACTGACTTGGTTCCCAAGTAGACGCATTCTGTGACTTAAACAGAGATCCAAGATATGGTTGATTGGAGATAAAGGTTTGAGTCAGAAGATCATTCTCTCCAACTCTGGATACATATACCGTGTATTTGGTAGAGTTAGAAGCAAGAGCAATCGCATACTCTTGATTTCCACCCTCTAAGTAAACTGGTGCTTTAAATACAAATGATGTTGCTACAGATCCATCAGATGAAATATTTACATCATTAGGGTCAAGAACAACTTCAGAGAAAGGTAAAATGTGTTGTGAAGGAAGTCCATCCTTCATAGATCTAATTTGGAAGACAACAGGAATATCCATGTCATCTTTTGTTCTGAAATAAACATCACATCTAGTCAAGAAGACTCCAGTCTCATCCTCTACAAGGAAGGATTGAGCCAGAGGATCGTACCAACCAATCTCAACTCTTTCGGATCTTCTACCAGTTACTTCACTACTAACAACTTCAGTTCCCAATGTGCGGTTAACATTTCTACTCTGGAACTGTTGTCTATTTTCAACACGAGCATTTCTAACAGAAATGATATTTTCCTGAACCGTCTCCAGAGTTCCAGTGGCACTAAATGCCTCCTCAGAAATTGTAGTACAGAGATTCTGATCATTGTCTTCATCATTAATGAGAACAAAGGTCTTTGTTCCAGTTTCAAATCTTGGATGATTAAGATTGTTTGGATTTGGAATAAAGAAACTGCCAGCGATATGAGCAGCAATATCAGATACTAATCTGACATTTGTGATGTTTGCTCTCGCGCCACTAGTAGAACCTCTAAGGGTCATACCAGTCTCAACATATCCTTGATACTGTCCCTGAACTTCTGCTTGGAGAGAGAAAGTATCAACATTCAAGACTGTTGATGTGGAAGAATATGTTGCTGGTAAATCTTGTCCAGCAACATATGGATTTTCTGGATAGATTTTGGTTGGGATATTATAAGCACCTTCTTTGTGATTTGCTGATGCAACTCTAAAGGTGATGTTTGCTGCAGTGTCTGTTGTATCTGGTCCAAGACCAGTTTGAACCACAGTTCCAGTTACAGTTTCACCAACTTCAAATGTTCCAGAAAGCATTTCAATTTCAAGAAGTTTTGGAACACAATACTTACTAACATCAACTCCCTCAAAGAAACCATAAAGTCTTGTGAGTGGTTTTACTCTCTTAGAAATAAACTCAATATTTCTAGATCTCATGAATGGAATAAGATCTCTACTTACAACACGATCACCAACAGATGTTTGATCAAATTGTTCAGTAATTGCCAGAGAAGTTCCAGATCTACTTTCTACACCAGTTTCAACTCTTTCGCGAAGTTGTTCTCTAACTGTTGTAGTGGTTCTTGTACCAAAAGCAGGTCTTACTCCACCACCAGGTCGTCCAGCCCAACCAACCCACTCTCCACCTTGAGTTTCGGTTCTCTCCCTGGTAGTGTTAATGATATCAACACCTGTCCAGTTAGTTTCCCAAGAATCCCAAAGAACTGGTCCGAAACCGGTCTGAGGATCAATTTGACCCGCCTCTACAGAAGCGTTGAAAGTTTCCGCATAATTACCTTCAGTATTGATAATCTTTGCTTCCAGTCTTGACTGATCAACCCAAGTATCAGATGATGGAGTTAACTCCATGGATCCCTGCCAGAAACTGACGAGGAAAGGAGTTACATTTTCAACTCTAGTGGCAAAAGTTTGTGATAACCACTCAACCTCAGCATAGTCAAGAGTGACAATATCGTTTGCTTTTCTTACATTGATTCCTTCAATTGAAGTAAAATTCAAATCAGCAGTAGCATCTGCATTAACAACAGGACCAAAAACTAAATCAACTGAAGTTGTGTAATGCTTTGGTCTAAGTTCTTTGTTCTTAAGATCAATACTGTTTTTAATTTCACTATATTGTTCTTGTGGTTGGAATCCAGTAAAGTTATCAACGAAGAACCCTGACTTAAATCTATTCAGACCATCATTGTCAGGAACAAACAAGTTTGCAGTGTTAGTTTCTAACAATGAAAGAGTTGTGTAATACTCAAGATTTCTAACTCTATTTTCAATGCGACGAATGTCGCTCATAGTAAATCTCTTATGCTCTAGATAAGTAAGACTTGCTTGAGCAGTGATGTATAAGTATGGTGGAAGGGTTATACTTGCAATTTCAATAGCATCATCAACGGGACCCGGTTTTACTGGTCTATCTGCAGGTTCTCCATATTTGATTTGGAATTTTCCTTCTTTCGTTAAGAAAATTCTATCAATTCTACCAAGATAGTAAGAGAATGTAGTAAGAATTGACTCATCAGAAGCTAAAACATTTGCTGCTGAGTTTCCACTGGCATCAAAGGATCTTCCCAAAAACTCTAGAGGAGATCTGGAGTCTGCAGATACCGTGTAATCAGAAACTCTAGGTCTGATATCAATAATGTCACTAACAGCAATTCCATTTACAGTAGGGAGTTCTGAGGCATAGTCAAACGAATTATATGACTCAACTGTGGTAATATCTCCATCATCTGTAGATTGGAAACTTCCATTGCTGAAATATACTTTTAATTGTTTTGCCGGTGCTAAAGAATCTGCTTTTCTCTTTAAGAAACCAGTGTTGTAAATAGTCTCTTCCTGTCCATCAACAAACATATAGTTTGCAGAGATATCAAAACTAGGAGAATCAAGAGCAGAGATTGTTCCTTGAATGCCAGTTTCTGCAGAAACAATGTTTTCTCCCTCTCTAAAATTAATATCATTTTTATAGAGGAAAGAAATCTGACTATCAGATAATTTTTCAGCAACAATTGCTACAGCACCACTGTTTTGTCCTACAATTTGCTCACCAAGAGTAAATTCCGATGTTGTCGTTGATGAACTGTTGAGGTTAGTGAGAGTTACTTTTGGTGAAGATGCCGTGTCATTATCAGCAGATTCAAAGATACCATGGATATTGATAATATCTGGTACATTAAGAGAGATCCTTTCATCTTGAACTCTTGTTCCAAATGGGAATGCTCCATAGGTAAGTCCATCATTTAATGTAGTAGATCCAGTTCCAGATGCAGTGAGTTTTGACTTATCAACAACTACACTACTAACTCTATTTCTAACTTTAACCTTTGCCTTTGGTTTTTCTTTTTTAAGAGTTGTGATTAAAGTTGCACCAGTATTATTAGATCCTAGATTTTTAATTTGAAGTCTTGTGCCACCTTCAGAGAATACAAGACGATCTGAAGTGAGAGTTTCTGTTGTTCCATCTGATCTTACAAGAGCATATCTTTCTTCGTCAAAAGGCAAGAAAGTTTCATTTTCTCCAGCAGAAACATTTGACGAAAGTTGATTACTGGCAATATTGACAGTGAATTCTTTTCTGATAGTGATATTAGCACTGGTCAGATCTACTGTTGCAACGTTGCCTTTTGGTAAACGAGTATAAAGAGTATTGTCACTAGATGATTGTAATTTGGTTGTAAGAACAGTGAAGTCCTGTACATCAATTTGAGTTGCTACAGTTCCACCAATTGCAACACCGGTTACTGTTGTAACACCAGTGATTGTGATATGAGATGATCCGACAGAAACAACTCTTGCAAAAGCAGGATCACTATTAGTATTTCCAGTTCTATTGACATCAGAATAACGAACTAAATTATTCAGTTTGATATCTGCTGGGAATCGTGGATTAGTGCTTCTTACCGTACTAATTCCAGCAGCACCAGATGTAGTAGTAATTGTTGCAACACCAACTAAAGTTTTGGGTGCTTGTATAACATCAGCATTAAACGTGTATCCTGCACCAACAACTCCATGAACAGACTTAACATCTGATATGCCAAAATTAGTAATTGCTACGCCAACATATCCACTATCAACTCCATTGAACGCTAGTGGTTCAAACTCATTAAACTGACCCTCTACTTCATAAAGTGTAAGTGACTTAGATGCGCTTACAGCACTTCTCAAGAAAGCAGTTGCTCCAGTTTGAAGACCTTTAACAAAGGTTGGGACGCTCAAAGTGTGATTCTCATTCAGAGTCACTGTGGTAAATGATTGAATATCAAAGAGAGAAACATCCCACTCATTGATCGCAGCATTTGTGGAATTATAAGATCCAGACTCTAAAGCATAATCATATACACGAGCAAGACCAATTTCTGTACCAGCAGCAATCGTAGAGGCAGAACCAATTCTGGTATCTCTCAAACTTACTGTGAATGTGTTGCCAAGACCAACCTTTGGAACACCATAAGCGTTATTGACTCTAATGGTTGGTCCAGTATTATAAATGATTGATTGATCTTCAATCGTTTTGGTAGTTCTTGGTTTTTCAAAATCAAGGAAAGTGGGTCCTACAGTTTCTACTTCATAACCTTTGACAAATGCTCTACCGGGTCCAACCCTGTAAAGACCAATGGCATCAGTTGCTGGTGTTCCTGTAGGTGTAAATTGTCCTGCTTGGAATAAACCTCTATTTCCAACGTTATTGTTTAAAGCATTTTCAACGCTAATATCAAAATCTTTAACTGTATAATTTCCAGATTCGGCAAACGTCCTCCTTGCGAGGATGTCCATGAAATCAAAGGAGTAATCGGTGTTTCTTACTTGAGATCTTAAAACTCCATCAGAAATAGTCGCAAGTTCAACAAAATTATCGTCTTGAAAATCTACATTTGGTTTTTTTGATAATCTGGCACTAATTTTTAATCTATCTGCTCCCGGAGCAGCATAGTTATTAAATCCCTGTGAATTATCGTTCAGTGTCTCATCAAGATCTGCAGTGATGATTTCTTCTGTAATCAATAATCCAACTCTATAAGAAGGAGCAGGGCTGTATTGATCTAGAACAAGATTTTCTGTTTGTACATTTACAAACTGACCTCTTATAAAATAAACACCATCTTGGATTTGGAAAGAAGACCCAGTGACTGCTGCAGTTGCTGGTAAAGTATTAGCAAAAGGAGCTCCAATCTCAATAGTAGTATTACCAAGAAGTCCTGAAGTAATTGTGGTATCACATGTCAAAGATTCTCCATCAGAGAATGTTTGAGTTGCATTATTTGTGGTGTTGGATGATAAGTAATTGATGTAAAGAGTAAGATTCCCTCTTTCAGAGTCACTTGGGGCAAGAACAGAATCTACAAATGCCGTTACACCAGAAGTCTGTCCAGTGATTTTAGTTCCTATAAGTTGATCTGCATATGCTTCAACAGGAACTCCATTAAAATTATTAACTAATTGAATACCATAGTAATATTGACTATATCCAGTATTTCCGGGGATTACCTTGGCACCCTCTTTAAAGAAGTGTTTGCCAAACTTTTCAATTTGATTTTGTAAGATAGATTGAAGTGTTGTTAATTCTCTAGCCTGGACAGGATATCCAGGCTTAAACAACACTTTATGAAAGTCATTATTCGCGTCAAAATCGTCAAAATATGGCGCTACGTTAAGGTTCGTTTGCTGTGGCATAATCCGTTAGAACTGCAAAATGACTTTGATATCTTCTTTTTGGTTCGATGACCTGGTAATCGAAGGTCTGTTATCTACGTAAATGATGTTTCCAGAATGTTGTCTAACTTCTGGTTCAGCAACACCACTAGTAAATGTTTGACCAAGGTAATATGTCCTATTATTTATTACGGTGCTGACACCCGTGAAAGAGGTATCAATCGCCAAGTTTGATCCTGTGGATGGAACAATTGTCAGACTTCCACCGGTAGATGGAGCGGAAGTAAATTCCGTCAAATCAAATCCATATGTTGGTTGTGTTTGAGCAGTTCCGACTGTATTAAATCCAGATACTGATCTATCTTGCCAATACTTTAAAACACCTGTAGTTTGATCATAGTTAATTACTCGACCTACAGCAGTAGTTCCAGTAGAAACAGTTTGGGTTACATAAGAATCGGCAGTGAAAGATGCTGAACTATATCCTGCTCCAACAAGTCTTAAAGCAGGAACAGCACTTGCTTTATCTGACGATAAGATAGTTCCTACACTCTCTTCTGGATTCTGAACGATTCCAATTCTGGCAACTTGGTTTCCAGTAATGAAATCTGGGTTTTCATTATCGTTTTCAATTCTAGAATATAGGAGAACATTATATGCACCGAGTTCTCTATAAATGTCAGCACCATGACCACCCTGAGGTGTCATAATTACATCAAATGTTGGTCTTGTAGTTCCAGTGGGAACACTACCTCCAACTAAATCAATGTTGCCGTAAGTATATCCAGAACCTTGGTTTGAAACAGTTATTGAATCTACTTTTTGGTCATTGTTAACAACAATCGTACAAGTAGCACCTGTTCCGTCTCCTTTAATTGGAACATTGCTATAAGTTCTGTTTGCAGTTCCCAGTCCAACACCACGATCAGTAATTGTTACAATCTTGATAGATCCATCAACAGCATTGTCTCTAACTGGAGCATTATCTGTTCCAGTCGTCCAGTCAGAGGGAACGGGAATAAAATCTGTTGTCTCAAACTTTACAATTTCACTTGGTTTGATTCTAAAAAGATGCTTCCAAATGTAACCGTCACCACTCGTTCCAGCAGATCTTGGTTCTAGATCTGTAAAGGTTGGTTCGTCAAGAGAAGGACGACCATTTGGGTTGTCTGGATCAGTTCCATTCTGCAGACAGATATAAACTTGATATTCGGAATTAATTACAAAATAAGTGGCAGAATATAAGTTAGTTGCACCAGACACCTTCGCAGTGTTTGTTCTGCTATAATCATGACGATAAAAATCATAAGTAGTACCAGATGACCAAGAGGTCTTGGGTACAACTTGCCTTATATCAGTTGTAGTGATTTTTTTAAGAGCGATCATTGTATCCCAATAATCATTCTCTTGATCAAAATTATCTTTCGGTGATGGAGGGGAATTATTCCAATCCGATTGATAATCAGCAGGATTAGGCAATCCAATGAAAGAATAATATGTATTGATACCTACGTCAGAAACAAAATTCTTCGCATTTAATATCCTGATCTGATCAGTTATAATAGCAGCCATTTGAAGGAGACTTTTTACTTATTTATTGGTGGTGTTAGTGGTGTAGAAACACATCAAAGATATTTAGACTATATAATTGGAGAATTTTAGAGGATTGGTTCTTCTAACCAGTGCGGAAGTAGAAATACCACCAACACCATCTTCTCCGTAGAAACTGAATGTATTACTTTCATTTCTACCTGCAAGTTGGATTTTACCCCAACTGTAGTCGCCCATATAATTTGATGTAGTGTATGCGGATCCAGTTGTATTTCCAAATCCAGTTACAGTTACCTGAACTCTTCTAACGATGGTTGTGCCAATTCCAGTGATGGTTGACTCTACATTAGATACAGATGCTACTTGATAAACATTATCAACAAAACTTGTTCCAATTCCGATCGTGTTTCCACCAACATCTTTGGATGTGATAGAAGTAGATCCAACTCCAATATTAGAATTAAATATCATGAAGTAATCATTTACAGCAACACCACTGAGAGTTACAGCAGTTCCAACGAGAGAACCATCTCTCATGAATGATCCACTAGGGACATGAAGGTCAAGAACAATCTGCAGATCAGATCCAGAAGTTGTCGTTCCAAATCCAACAACGATTCCATTATCTCCAGAGAATGAAGAAACACTATTTGTTTCTACCGGACACGCAGGAGGAGCAATAAGAACTTGTGGAATATTTGTATTTGTATATCCAGTTCCAGCATTTGATAAAGTAATAGAAGTAACAACGCCTGCGGTTATAGATGCTGTTGCAGTGGCAGTGGTTCCAAGACCAACTGCCTGAGCAGTATTACCAATACTAACTGTTGGGGCAGTAGAGTAACCAGCACCACCAGAGGATATAGAGATTGAAGAAATAGTTCCAAGTCCAGATACAATCGCTGTTGCTGCAGCAGCAGTTTTTGTATCCTGTGAAACAAATGTTACTTTATCTTGGAATGTGAGGACTGTATCATTTTCGATTTGTGAATTAAAGAATGGTCTGAGATTATCAACATAAACCACAGTAGAACCGATACCAACAGACTTGATAAGATAAGCAGTTGGTTGAATTCCTGGTTCATACAATTCTCTATCCTTTCCTACAACTTTTTCATCAAGAATAATATCTTCTGTTTGGCGACACAGGATAACCGGTCTTTCCAGATTTTCATCGTTGGTGTTTCCAGGTCCATAATATGGATTTGTAGTAACAATATCAGTAGAATTAATGATATTAACAGATCTTGGATCTTCAGTGAGATATTCGGTGTCAGACTTAATCTGCAGTGTGTCTCCAACTTTTACTGGAGGAATAATATCTCTGTCAAGAACATCAACATCACCAGTTCCCTTATAGAAGATAATTTTAGAGGTGTCACCAACCTTAGGTGCTTCAGTGAATGTTAATGTAGAACCTCCATTAAAGATGTATCCTTCACCAGGAACTTGTAAGGTGTCGTTAATGAATACAAGCAGAACGTCCTGGACATTAATCTTAGAACCTTTTGCTGCTCTAATCGAAACAAGAGATCCAGACTGTCTCAGTGAGAAGACCACGGTGTCTCCATCAAACAAGTCATCCAGATTATCTAAGACTTGTAATGTTCCCAGAGTCCATGCGCTGAACTCATCAGTGAAAGTTTTCTTGACATCAAGTAACATCTCACGATAGGAAGATGTAGTTGGGATTCCTGTTAGTCCTCCAATTGGAACAGTCAGAACATCTCCAGGAACATATCCATATCCAGTGTTGGAAATTGTAAAGTCAATGATACTAGAACCTTGACCAACAACAACATCAATCTTGGCATTGGTTCCAACTCCACTGGAAACAGTGGCATATTCAAGACCAATGTTGGCGTAAGACAATGGATCACTAACCACAACATAAGGAGGAGTTGATGTGGTATATCCAGACCCAGCATTTGTGATTGTTACTGTAGTTGAAATGCTGCCAGCAATAATCGTAGAGTAACCAACATGGGTAAATGTTCCAACTCCCACTGTGCTGGTGGCAACACTAACATTCGCAATGCCAATTTGAGGATCACTAATCTTGACAACTGCCTGTGTTCCAGAGGGAATTTCATGGATGCTAGTTGCTCCAGTTCCAATGCGAACAAAAGTAGATCCGACAGATGCGATTACACTACCGATTCCAATAAATGTTCCAACACCGATACTGCAGTTAGTTCCTGTGTTAAGAAGACTCAGAAGACTGAATACGCTATTAGTATTCTCAAGATAGATGACAGTTGATCCAACACCAACAGCAGCTGATGTATCAACAGCAATTTCATAAGTGCTAGATGCTCTATATCCAGATCCAGTATTTGCAACACTGATAGAGGAAACTGTTCCAAGACCTGAGATGACAGCGGTTCCTCCTGCGGAAATCAAAGGTTGGAATCCAAGTCCCCTATCTGTCATACCAACAGATACGATAACACCACCAACAGGTAGGTTAGAACTGTTGACATCATAAGAAACTGAAGTAGCAGTTCCTGCGAATGTGACAGAACTAATTCCAGATGCTTCTTCAATCGTATAATCACTGGTAGCACCAGGACCTTGGAATACATCATTAACGAGAATAACTGCGTTTTCTGTCGAAACTCCAGTAACATTTTCACCACCACTCAGAAGAGTGAATGATTTATTGGTCCCATTGAAGGTCGCAGAAACATCATCAAGAACTCTGTTCTTATAGTAAGTCTCATTTGTTGTATCCTGAACACCAGATCTCAAGAAGATCCTTCCTTGGAACGAAGATCCAGTTGCGATTCCTGTCCAATCTCTCTCATCAGGTGGATTTGTTGATGTTCCGAGCGGAGTCTGTCCAACTGGAGGATCAACAAAGTTGAGAATGTTATCGACAATGTTATAGTTTCCTACAACCTTTGTGACAAGACTATCGGTTGTATGTCCAACAAGAGTTGTTCCCAACCATTGCCTGTTAACAGAAATAGTATTTGTTGAACCAATACCGACGCCAGTAACTTTAACGATCTCATTTTCGATCTTGAGAAGATCTCCACCAAAGATTGAGTTAATACCAGTGCTGACACGAATTATATCATCACTAGTTGTCGCGGTTTTTGTGAGGTGAGTTGTAAGTGAAGTTGATACGATAGGAGACTGAATAACATTATCAATAGCGATAATACCTTTTGCGTTTTGATTTGTCGATACAAATCTATGGGATGTTCCAATACCAACGCTACTGAAGTCCAGAACCACTGGTGTTCCCTTCAGAGCGTTCTCTGCGGTGGATGCCAGTTTGATCTTATCGTCGTCAACCTTAACAGCAAAGACAGTTCCTGGAACTTTATCAGTGGTGCCAATACCAACGAATGAAGCAGAAGTAATTCCGATCGCTTGTGTTGATGCAGCACCTGCATGAACATAGGTAAGTTGCTCTCCACTAACAAAGAAGTG